GTTAGATCCGAACTAAATATTTTATAATTACTTTATGTGCGACCCTAGGGTCCACTGTAATTATTTATCTGATCCCATTCTAGTAATGTGTGATTAGGTTAACTTCTTTGAAGTTAAATGTAAAGTTCAGGACTTTAACCGGAGGCTACTCTTGCGAGTTGCCAAGACCGCTTTCCTCTTTTTGAGGAACAACACCTTTCGGTGTTGCTTGGTACGGTGGAATGGCCCTTCTCAGGGCTCGCCACAACTTAATGTGCACACCAATATTAAAGACGTTGGGTGCCTCGATTAATCGGTGATACATCGCCGCATCAATCGGAAGCAAACTATACATCTCCAAGGCTAGAATATAATTAGAAAATAAGATTGAGTTTGGGAGACCGTTTTCGGCCTCTTTAAGCACATCCTTAATAAACTGATTAATCTTCATAGCTTCGGTAAACAGTTCTACTCGGGTACTGAACTGGATTGCCAGCTCGTACTTTTGTAAAATAGTTAGAAGTACAGATCGTCTTTTGCTGTATGCCTCTTCTGCGATAATCGCATTGAAGGCATCAGACGCATCTTCAACAAAGTCAGGAACTGACCAATCCTTAAACGCCCACGAAGGGCACAATTTAAGAATATAATCAGCTGCTGTCTCGAGATGGGCTATTCGCCCCTCGGTCGAGAAATGCGATTGAAGTAAAGATTTGTTCATCTGAGATTTCAGATTCTCAAATCCAAACTCCAACAAAGTTTCTAGGACTTCGATTGTCTCGAAGAAGAAACTAAATACTGAAGTATTCCCAATACTGAAGAAAGCTTTCGCTTCCTCCACGGTTGTAGGAACATTCAATGTAAGAATAATAAGTTTAACCTTACTATTCAAACTATTAAAATGTCCCCCTAGTTTACCAAGAACACCATACTTATATCCAGCAACCTTAATAAAGACTGCTAGACTAAGTTGGTATTTCTTCATAAATTCTTTGGCACCAGCCGGCTGTGAGAACGCTGCTTGAAGCTCCGTAACTCGGATAGGACTAATGTCTTTTCCGCGCCAAAAAGTCTTCTTACAGAATTCCATACAGCTCCCGGCGGGACTGATAAGGGACTTGTGAAGTCCAATACCAATCCCGAGAACTTTCATGACTCGGAGGTATTCTTTCGCAACCGCTGCATTAGCGATTACAATATCATCTCCGCAAACCGCATAGTCTGTGAACCATGTTCCAAATGGAACAACTCCAGCTTTGAAGGCGCAGAATTGAACCACCAGATGGTGCGTTAAAGCCAAACTATTCCAAGAGGAATACGCCCCCATGGGTTGCCCACAACCATATTTCACAAAATATGATTTTGGTTCCTTCTTATGTGTTAGTATCGTAAGTTTATACGGTCTATCCACTAACAAGGTTTTCCATGAGTTCGCAAACTCCTTGCCAAATAATACTGAATGCAATGCCACTTGCACATCGATTCTTAGTCGATCTGTAGCGGCAGATAAATCTAAAGAGAACAGGGGTAACCCATTCTTAATAGCTCTATCT